AAAAGGTTGATTTGCTATTCTTTGCGGCCGCCGCAGGTATGCCGGGCGTGATTGCACCGGAACCGCAAAACCGAACCGAGCAATTCTGGGCCAAACTTGCCGAGATATTGCCGGTACATGGCACTTTGAAATACGCCACCGGCACCAACTTGACCTTGACCGATGTTGCATGGTGGAGGATGGGATTAGAGCGAATCAACGGCGATACAACGCAGCAGACGTATACGGGGAAGAATCTATTTAATATAAATGCAGACCAAAGACCGAATACAAGGTGTACCGCTACCATAAACGGGGAGGCAATCACCATTACTTCGACTGTGAACAGTACTGGTTTCTATTGTGTTCTTGTACCGAATAGCGACAACTTATTGGGGCAAACGGCGATATTGAGCATCGGGGAGGTCACTTCGGACACACATGGCAGGATTTATGTCAATCAGGCAGTTTCTACGAATTTGACCAGCGTCTCTAACTCTGTTGGCTCTGTGCAGTCAATTACATCTGGTTCAAGCGCGACATTGAATCTCACTTTTCCAAATAGTTATGTTAGTGGCAAGGATTGTTTTGTCATCACTTTTTATGTTAGCGACCAAGGCCAGTATACAACTGCTGGCAGCTATTCGACATATTCTAACATTCAGCTCGAAATTGGCTCAACTGCCACAGCTTTCGAGCCGTACGTTGGCGGCGTTCCTGCACCGAACCCAGATTATCCGCAGGCCATCAACACGGTGACAGGCGAGCAGACGGTGACGGTTGCTAGCCCCAATTTGCTTACTGGAACAGTTGACTTCAGTGGGGATTGGGAGCGTGATACATATTGGACCACAGAACCAGAAACTTACAATGGCCTAACTGTAAAGTCCAGAAAAGAGGGGTGGAATGGTATATATAAGACTTTTGCCGTCAAGAGTGGCGAAACCTATACTTTTTCGGTGTATGCAAAAGCCGGTAGCAATCGCACATCACGTATTTATTTAGGGAACCCCGGTAGTGCTGAGGTCACTTCACCAACAAGGTCAGATATTAGCATCACAACTGAGTGGCAGAGATTTAGCGTCACTTTCACAACGACTGCCAATGGGACCATAGCACCAAGGGTAGAAAACACGGCTGCGCAATCAACGCCAACGTATATATGTGGGTATCAATTGCAAACCGGTGCTACCGCCACCGACTTCCAACCATACCAAAAGACGGAGTATAAGATAAACTTGGGCGATATCGAACTCTGCAAAATTGGCACATACCAAGACTATATTTACAGAAATGGCAACGATTGGTATATACAGAAAGCGACCAAGAAAGTCAGCTTCAACGGTACAGAGGGTTGGTCCAGATTGAGTGGTAACGTGGCGTTTAGGCTAGAAGCAGATTTTACAGACTTAGTTTCGGCCACAGATGCTGGTACGGCGATGAGCGACTATTTTATTTACTGGCCAAATACTGCTTCAATTGGGACGAACTTGCCTGATGGCCAATTTGGGTGGCGTGCAAACAAGGATGCTATTGCTTTTAGGGATGACGGCATAAATCTGAGTCTTTCTGGTTGGAAAACCTGGCTCAGTTTGCACAATCCATCAGTCTACTATGCCTTGGGAACCCCAACCGACACCAAAATCACTAACCAAGCCCTCATATCACAGCTAAATGCCCTAGACCGCGCCGTATTGCCGCAACCTATCGCATATATCACGGCGAGTGGCGACCTCACAGGCGAGCTCAAGATTAGCTATTACGGGGAGGAAGAATAATGGACGTTGGTGCATCTATATTCATCGCAATCCTCGGCTCTGCGGGCCTATTCGGATTTGCGCAATATATGATTTCACGCCATGACAAGAAGCACGACAATTTGCAGCACATGGCGGACCAACTCAACCGAATCGAACAGAAGTGTGACCGGAACGCCCTTGCGGTGGCCCGGTTGCAACTGTTCTTTTTATTAGAATCGCAACCAAACAACGAGGACGCCATCGAAGCTACGGCGGAGCGGTATTTCATCGAACTCGGTGGCAACGCCGAAGCTTGGGCTCCGTTCCACAAATGGGCGGTGGCTCACAAAGTAGACACAGGATGGTATAAGGCTTTGCTTAAAAGAGAGAAAGGAGACAAATAATGACAACAGTTATTAGGCAAACCGTGGGCGATAATTCGCAGACTATAAGACAAGTGGTCACAAGCAACGACCGTGGCGCACCAGGGCCACAAGGCGCACCAGGCGGCACAATTCAATACTCCGCCGGCACCGGCATCAACATCAGTGATGAAAACGTTATATCGGCAACTGGCAAGACTAGCGCGGAATGGGGCCAAATTGTAGGCTCTATGAGCAACCAGACAGACCTCAAAAACGCCTTGAACACTAAGGCCAACGCCAGTAGCTTGGCAACAGTGGCCACTACGGGCCAATATTCAGACTTGATTGGCGCACCATCGCTCGCAACCGTGGCAACCACTGGTTCATATACCGATTTAACCAACAAACCAACGGTGGCCAGCTTTATTGACATCGCATACCCTGTTGGCTCATACTACGAGACCTCAGACACGACTTTCGACCCGAATGTGACTTGGGCTGGCACGACATGGGTGGAAGATACCGATGGGCGTGTGCTAGTGGCACAAAATACCGGAACGTTCACAACCGTGGGCGCAACTGGTGGCGAAGAAACTCATACTTTGACATCAAGCGAAATGCCGGCCCACAACCACACGTTATACTATTGGCTCAACGATAACTTGCCTGGTGGTAATGATAGGCTCCTTGCATACGGCAACACGTCTACAATCACCCCCGGACAGACCAGCAGCACATCGTGGATTAGCAATACTGGTGGCGGCAACGCTCACAACAACTTGCAGCCATACATCGTAGTAAGGCGATGGCATCGAACTGCTTAATCACAAAGACGCATATTTAATAATAGGAAAGGAGTAAAATATGCAAGACGAAAACTTTAATGATCCAATTGGCCCTGGCGATATGACCACGGACCCTGGAGAGGAGGAATAGATGGCAGTATCACCTCTAGCAACTGCGGGCTACCCTGCGGACCCAAGCAATTACAGCGGCCCGGAAGCTCGTGCCAATATCACGGCCATTACAATTCACCACATGGCCGGTGTCAACAGTGCCGCCGGATGCGGTGCAATCTTCCAACGCCCTGGACGTGGTGGCTCATCCCACTACGGAATCGGCGTAGATGGCGAAATTGCGTGGTATGTTGACGAAGATTGCGTGGCTTGGACCAATTCAAATTGGGCTTCAAACCAATGCTCGGTGACAATTGAGAACTCAAACTCAGAGCTCGGCGGCGAATGGCCAGTATCAGACGCAACTTTGGCTTCTTGTATCAAACTCGTGGCAGATATTGCCAAAAGGAACGGCCTTGGCCATTTGGTACCGGGCCAAAATCTTACATGGCACTCGATGTTTGCGGCAACCTCATGCCCTGGTGATTATTTGCGCGCTAGGATGCAATATATCGCCGATGAGGCCAACAAAATCAACGAAGGGCAACCTGTGCCACCAACACCACCAACGCCCACTCCAGGCCTTAAAATTGGCGACAAAGTGACTTTGCGTGATTGGGTGGACTATTATGGCACGCCACTATATCAAACTCGTGATTATTACTTCATCAGCGAAATAAACGGTGATAGGGCGGTACTAAGAGCAGACAGCGTGGACGGAACGGTCTACTGTGCAGCCAATACCAACAATATCATCAAAGTCGGTGATTCACCGGCACCACAACCAACACCATCGCCCATCAAGGTCGGGGACAAGGTGCTTCCAATTGAGTTTGTGGATTATACTGGCACACCACTATATAAGACGCGCGACTTCTATTATGTAAGCGAAATCAACGGCGACAGGGCCGTCTTGCGTGCAGATTCGATGGATGGCGTGGTCTATGCGGCGGTCAATACTAACAATTTGAGGAAGGTATAACATGGCAAGTAAAAAAGAATTCAAACTGCTCCCTAAGTTTTGGTATGAGCTATTGCGCTGGGTGGTGTCAATTGTATTACCGGCAATTGCCACTTTGATTGCTGCGCTCAACGCAACCTGGAACTGGGGGTGGCCAATTGAAGCGATTTTGGCCACATTCTCAGCGGTTGAAACATTCCTAGGTGCGGTGTTCCTAGGCGCAAAAATTGCAAGTAAATGACAATCCCGATGCCGAGTGGGTTGCGCCGGAGGGCAAGCGCAACCGTCTCGCGTCTTTCGGCCCGGTCCTTTCTTCGCTCTTGTGGCACATTAAAAGGTTCATTGGTAATTTCATACTTTTCAATCTTAAAGTCTCATGCAAAACAAACATTCATCCAACATGGCGCATGGCATCTACGGGCAAGAGCTAGACCATGCGCTCTAGAACCGTGCTGTCTGGGCTGGTATTTCCATGACTCCGCCAGCCCAGGCAAGACGGTTTTAGGCCGTGGCACTTTAACGTGCAATAGACAACAAAGGGGGTGCGATTCATGTCTAAGGCAAGGAAACGCTACGGCAAGCAAAAGCGGCCAAAAACTCCGGCGATCCATAATGGTACAGACCGGCACCATATCTTTTTTCAAAGGCGGTGCTACCATGGTGCCTTGGCGAGTCTTAGGAGCTATGCGTATTGCGTAGTGACAATCCCGAAAGATTCGCTGCACCGGCAGATTCACGAGGCTTTGGCGGCGGTTCCTACGCCCAAACCGGCAAATGCGCGTGAGGCTTTGCAAGAACTGCGGACGCTCTACCATTATGGTGGGATCAGTGACCATGACGACATCGAGAAACGGCTCAAGGTATTGGTTGCGTTGTTTGATTATATCGAGCAACCAACGGCGGATGCGCTTAGAAAACAATTGTCTATTGTGCAAGAATACAAGGGCTCCCACTGACGGAGCCCTTTTCATGTTTTAGGTAAAGTATGGTATAATAAAGCTAATGGCGGTGCGTTTGGTATAAACGCAATGGTACAGTCCCTTGAGGGCGAGATTTGGAAAACTTTGCCTGGGTATGAAGGGCTGTATGAAGTTTCTAATATTGGACGCATAAAATGCTTGGTCAAGCCCGGTAATCATACAGAGAAACTGTTGGGCCAAAGAGACAATGGTTTTGGGTATTTGATATGCTTATTTTGTAAAGGCAGGAAACGCCACACTATGGCGGTCCATCGTGCTGTGGCCTTGTCTTTTTTGCCGAATCCAGAGCATAAAAAGCAAGTTAATCATAAAGATGGGAATAAGTATAATAACAAAGTTGAAAACCTTGAGTGGTGCACGAATAGTGAGAACCAGCTGCATAAGTTCCGTGTCTTAGGCTATAAAGCTCCTGGCAGAGCAAAAAGAAAGGTCATTTGTTGCGAGACTGGCGTGATTTATAATTCTGCCAAAGATGCTGGTGATGCAAATGGCCTGCAAAGAGGCAATATTTTTAGCGTAGCTTCGCATTATTATGGATTTAAGACAGCTGGTGGCTACCATTGGGAATTTGTGGTATAATTAGCTTAATGGCGGTGCGTTGGATTCATATATGTCAACGTCCCTTGAGCAATATGTCTCCCAGGCGACACAAGCTTATCAGCCTGCGGTGAATGCTCTACAATCGCAACTGGACTCTTTAGACAGCCGGTTGGCAAACACAAATGAACAAATCAACAGAAGCTACCAACAGCAACAAGCCGATTTGAACCGAAATCGCAACATGGCCGCGGAATCCGCGTCAATGCAAGCCGCAGGTTCGGGTGGTTCTTTTGGTGGCTCGGCAAACTTAGCAAACAGAAGGTATTATGACAAGACATTCGTGCCGGCAGTGACGCAGATGCGCACGAATCAGGCCAATGACTTGGCATCGGCAAGGCAAGCAAGCGATGATATGCGCAACAGTTTGAACAACCAGTTGGCAAATATGCAGTCGCAAGCTAACCAACAAGCTTTGGCGCAATTCTATGCTGACCAAGAGGCTGAGAGAAACCGTGCAGCACAAATTGCGGCCGCAAAAGCAGCGAACCCATATCAGTACATGGATGACGGCATGGGCAACTCTGGCAACAATGGCACAGTTGGCTATAAGAACTGGGATTTTGGTGATGGGTACGCAATTCAGCAGCATCCAAGCGGTGAAGCAATCTATACGCACAATGGCAAAGCTATCTCTGCTGGCCAATTCTTGAACGCTACTGGCGCAAAAGGTGCAAGATGGGACCTTTGGAACGATATTTGGAATAACGGGGTGAGCACACGTGGTGTTGGGTCGGACACCGTGGAAGCATTCAACAAATTCTCCCCAAATGGGTATAGCTATTTATTTTAGGTAGGAGGTAGCAAAAAATGGCTCTATATACAATGAAAACCGAGGAAGAAGCTCTTGCCCCACTCAACGGGTATCAGGGTGGCAATAGCTGGGTTAATAACCAGATTGCCTCGTTTAATACCGGAAACGGTGGTTCGGCGAAAGACTATTTCAACAGCTCTTGGCGTGGTCTATATGAAAACGCGCAAAAATACGGGGACAATGCAAACTCAACTGGCTATAAGAATCTGCTAGGCAACACAGCTTGGGGCGATGCCACAAACTATTTGAACAAAGCGACAACTAAGCTTCTTGGTGGTGTTGGCGATAACGATTTCAACGCCGATTCCGTGCTCAACGCATATTCTAACATGAGCAACGACGATAGGTGGGATGTATACCAAAACTTGCAGAACGCTAAGAACAAGTACACCCAAGCCTATTCAAAGGCCGAAAAAGAAGGCAACAAAGATTTGATGGATATGTACTCGGCTGGCATCAAATATGCCGATATGTATGACCGTCTGCTCGGTGGCGTTGATAGGGGCGACAAATCGCTCGGCAAATCCATCGGCGACTGGATCACTTCGGGCGGAATCGCTGGCGATATGTCTCGCACTGCTACCAATATACTAGGTGACGTGACCGGCAACAGCGAAACAGCTAAGTTTGTGAATGAAAAATATAATGTTGCGAATGAGGGCAATAATCCTTTGGTTCAAGCGGCTAACTTTGGCGGTGGTTTAGTCGGCAATATCGGTGCGAATGTCGTGACCGGTGGTGCTTATGGGCTTGCAAATAGTGGTGCTGGATTAGGCCACGAAATAGCAAGCGCGGTGAATGATGCCGACAAGAACTACTATGTAGACCAAGATGGTAATATAGTGAGACAGAACCAAACCAACGAGCAAAAGCTCGCCGATATTGGTGGTGCAGCGTTGAATCTCGGCTTGAATGTTGCCGGTGCAAAAGGTGTCGGTCCAACACTCAACTTCAAGAACGGCGAGACGCTTCAAAACTTAGTGGCCAATAGAAACTTTGGTGAGCTTGCAAAAGGCGTTGGCAAGTATGCAGCCAAAGAATTGCCTTGGGCAGTTGGCACCAGCTTGGCTGACACTGCAATTCAAGCTACCGGCTATGGTGATGAAGCATGGAAAAACTTTGGCGAAAACCTTGGAAAGAATATCGCTGGCGATATTGCAATGGATGTCACTGGTGCGGCCAGACAAGGCGTACGCCAACAAGCTGCTGGCGAGAACCCACAGACCGAATTATACCGTAGACTTGTAAACGAGACAGAACAGGCCGTTCCACAAGAGACAACTGGTGCGAAAGACATCACGTCCGTATTTGAACCAGACCAAAACTTGTCAATTGAGAAGCGCAACAAGCTCCAATCTATCGGCCAGCAATTGAAAAATACTGGCAAAACGCAAAAATATGGCGCATTATATGATGCTCTTGACGCTAAAACCGCAGCACGAGCCGTGCAAACTGGAGCACCAGATGCCCTGTCCAAACTTGGCGTAAATCCAGAGAATTATAGGGAAGCAGCAAAGACCTCCAACTATGTCAACAAGGTCGTTTCTGACTTGGCAGAGCAAAGTGGAGTCAAAGTGAATGTGACCGATTTGCCACAACGCTTGTCTGCCGATAATCTGGATGTCCTGATGTCTGATACGGCTACAAAGAAATACAACTCGATAATCAAGCAAATTGTGCCGGATGGTTCGACACCAGATGAGTATAGCGCGGGCTATCTCTTGAAAAAATCACGAGAACTAGGGGCAAAGGCCGCAAATCTTCGTGGCAATACTGATGATGTCAAGAGCCTAAGGCAGGCACTAACTGATGCAAAATACACGTTGCGTGATATTGCAACCAGCTCACTTGAAAACGCAGAAATCACTGGTGATTTGACCAATGACAATATCGCAAAAGGGCTCGCACAAATTGGGGCAAATCAAAAGATTCAAGACTATTACACTGAAGCCGTTGATGGCAAGGCCCCAACGGTGGCTGACTACATTAGAAGGTCGTCTTTGTTTGAGCAAGCAAGAGATATGGGCGAACAAATTGAATCTGAAAAATATACCCGTTCAGCATCGAAAGCCCCAACCAACCCAATGACAAAGCTTTGGAATGCTTCCGGTCTTGACCAACCGGCAAATGTGATTCTTAAAAATACCGTTGCGCCAATTGCAGGGTTTGGGACTAAGCTTGCTGGTTCAGCTATTGAAGGCGCAGGGAATCTAGTTGCTAAGGCCACAGACGCTGCATCCAATCTCAGAACGCAAGACGGCCGTGCCGATTTAGCCGATGCTATAAAGCAGAACTTTTACAGTGGTGAAAATAATCCACAGATGCAACTATATTCTGCTGTCGACAATAGCACGCAAGAGAACGCAAACAAAAATGAGCGCACAGCCCAGTATCTTGCCGAAGCACAGAATGACATAGATGCCGAGAATGCAAATAGTATGTATGGATCTGGCGCAAATGGTTCGTCTGCTTTGTATAACACCATCTACGGCAACAACCAAATGCCAAGCCAAGCGCAAACATTCAGCAGAGAGGATTATTTCTTTGAACCTACGGGCGACAATTGGACCGATATGTTGAGTCGTGCGATGAGGCGCGCTAGAAATGCCGAAGATTATGAAGCATTTGGGGCCTTGTTTGAAATGTATAAGGATGGGCTATCAAAGAATGAAAAGACCACCAGCACAAATAATCTTAGTGCAACACAGCAAGCCCAACTCGCAAAGTTCGATGCCGCCGATTCTGCAATAAATGAGCTTGAGGGCTTGTTTGAAAAAGCAGGCGGTGGTAAAGGGCCTATTGCCGGCAACTTACAAAGCATCGCCGGTGATTGGGGTTGGGATTCTAACGCAAAGACTTACAACGATATGGCCGAGGGGTTGGTGAACCAGATTGCGCAAGCAGTAGGCAAGACAGACTCGTTGAACACAGAAGGCGAAGTCAAGCGCGCATTGAAGCTAATCCCACAGCTAACCGATGATGCAGAGACCGCAAAGAATAAGCTTGAGGAATTGAGGCGAATGCTTGCTACCACTAAATCAAGCTACCAATCAGTGTATGGAGTAGCCAGCTAGCGGCTACTCTGTCGGTTTTTCGTAGTCCTTGTACCCAAGCCACCGGCCTAAGTCCTCGCGTATAACATCGTCAAAGTCATCGCATTTTCTCTCATGGCTTCTGACTTTTGCCAGAGTGTCTCTGATTTTTATTGTTCGGAATATCGTGCAGCAGGCCAACAAATCGGTGCTTTCCAAATAACTACGATTCACAACGACACCTTCCTCTGCGCCCCTCTCTAGTGCTTTAATAATAAGTTCAAATTGTCTTTTCTTTTCAGCTTTTGTTTTGGCATTATGCCAAGCGGCAAGAATAAGGCACTTGGTTGTTTTGTCATACGTATTCCCGAAGTCCGTGAGTATTTGTTTGCATTTCGTTGTTGTTTTCGCTTCTTTTAATAATAAATAGATAATGGCAATCACCATTAGCCAAAATACCCACGTTTCTATATACATACTAACTCCTTGCCTATACTAGGCTTAATAGTTATATTGTATATTCTGTCGCTTATGCAAGTCAAGACCTGTGGAAAACTAGAACACGTTAGGTGGCCGGAAGCTGGTCACCTGCACGGTGAACGTCATGGCCGGGTACGTCACGGTGTTCGGCGTCACGTTCTCTAATACCAACTGCAACCGCATATTTGTTGCAGACGTGCGAAAAACGGACACAAATCCCACGATTCTGGTATATGGTGTGTCGCTTGTATATATCTCTAACCTTTGGTACGCACCAACTTGGAACTCGCCGGAGTCTTTTTTTATCATGATCCGGTCTACTGCACCCGCTAAGGCTCGCACCGTAAAATCAAGATTCTGCTCGGTATAACTTCCAGGCGTTAGAGTGCCGGCGGCGATGCTGGCCGTGATTGTTTGGCGTCCGGTCTGCGCTATGCTCAGATAATCGCTATTTAGTATAAAATCACTAGGCTTCATGCGTTCTCCCGTTGTTCATGCTTCATCGTAATAAATCCTATAATGTAATTTGTCATAATTGTAGAGGCTTGCATTGAACTGCACCTCGGTGGTTGTCACCGTCACGCCACTCGTGCTTTCATCGCCATATATCTCGCCCCAATCTGAACGCTCCAACGGGTCAACCCATCCGCTGCTTGATTCGGCCCAAACCAATACTTGCGGTATATAGCCGAAATTGTGCGCAATTGAGGTTGCAGTTTGGCCATCCACCACGCCTTTTTGGTATAATTTGCAGTAGTTGTAATCCGTGTTTAGGATGAACTCCTTGCCGTATTTGCTCGTTGCGCCCACTTTGGCGCGCGAATCAGACGGTTCAAAGCCATAAATCCGGTAGTATATCTTGTCCGGTGTGCCTGCATCGTTGGTGTAAGACACGCGGACGTTTGTATCATTTGCGCTCGCTGTAAACGTGATTGACGTCTGTTGCGTTAGATATTCATAAGGCACGCTGCGCGCATCGCTGAAGTCCTCATTGAACGCGCAGACGCCGAATATCAACGGTGTGAACGGTAAGTTGTGCGGCGTGTCTATATCGTACTCGCCAACATTCAAGCTCCCCTCTTGGAAATAGACAATCTTGTCCATCTCATAGTCGGTATTTAGCAGGAAATCGCGTGGGTCAACCTTTGCCATCACTCCCCCAATGCGTCAAAGACGTTGCGCGCTTTAGTCACTGCGATGATTGGTTGGCCATTCTTATGAAACCCGATGAGGATGCGTGGGGTGTTGTTTGGATCACTTAGGACGATGCCATACGTGCCATTTTTTAGCTTGCCCTCTTGAAGCGCAGCACCGCCATTTTGTGCGATGGTTTTGGTCTGGTTCTCGGCCGCGATTTGCCGGAAATTGGCGTCAATTTGCTTCAATGCGGATGGTAGGTCCGATTTGCTTGATATTGACTGGTAGTTGAGTGCCATGTTCCTCCTATCTTAATCTTTGCGTCTCAACAGACATCGTGTTGCTCTTGAAGTTGATTGGTTCAAATGCTGCGTGGTTCTGGTATCTTATTTGGCATCGGTAGAATTGGCCGTTTACTTGCGGGATGGTGCTGAGTTTGGTCGGGGTGACTATGTTGCCGTAGCTTGGCGGGTTGTCCCATACATACGATTCGTTTACCGG